AACGATGACCTCCGTTATTGCCGCTGGGACGGTCAGTCTGTTGATGGTAGAAAGCATTCTACTGGTAAGCCAGAAGATGAACCCGCTATGCCTTTTGAAGGAGCGTCCGATGTCAGAATCAGACTTATTGACAGAGTCATCAATGAACAGGTGGCGATGCTGATGAATTCTCTAAAGTTGGCTAAGTTTGGCGTTTCTGGAATCTCTTCTGAAGATGGCCCTCAAGCCGCCGCCATTGCTACGCTAGTTGAGTACATTACTGGCAATAGACTCCGCTCCGAAATCCGCAGAGAGGTCGAACTTTTCTGCCAGTACGGAAATCAGTACGGTTGGTCTGCGATGCATGTTGGCTGGGACCAGCAGACTGGTCTTAGAGAACAGACGATTAACATCAGCCAGATTGTTGATTTGGCTAGTGCGGCCCAACAGGAGGGACAAGACCCTTTGACCGCTGGTCTTCCTCAGTACATCATGAACCCAGAGTCTGAAGACTTTGCGGTTTCGTTGCTTGCTGAAAGACTTCCCACCTACAAGGAAAAGGACATTCGCAAGTTGGTGCGTGACCTAAGAACCTTTGGTGTGGCCTCTACCTTTGAAGAAACGATTATCAAGAACCTCCCAAGCATTACCGCTCTTAAGCCGTTTGATGAAATCAGTTTCCCCCCAGAAACTATTGAGTTCCAAAAGGCACGAGTAGTCTTCCGAAGACTCTTCATGACTGAAGTCGAACTTAGGTCTATGGAGCGTAATGACGGATGGGATATTGAAGCGATTGAAGAAGCGATTAACTCTGCTGGCAAGATGTCTTGGTATAATGACCCCAACATTGTCCCTCGCTCTAATACGCTTAACACTTTTGAGTTCCGTGGAAATCACATGATTGAGGTGACCTACGCTTACACTCGCCAAATGAACGAGGACGGAACGCCTCACATTTATTACACCGCATTTTGCCCGAACGCATCTTCTAGCAGTTACTTCAAGCACGAGAAACTTGGCTATGCCCACGGTGAGTATCCGTTTATCGTTTATCGCAGAGAGAACCTCAGAAAGAATGTTGCTGAGTCTAGAGGTATCCCAGAAATTCTGATGACCGAACAGTATGAACTGAAAGGTCAGCATGATGCCCAGCGTGACAGAACTGCGTTTGAAACCGTTCCTCCCATTATGGTGAAGAGACGGATTCAAGGTATTGGTCGCATTGGCCCTGCCCAGCAACTTCCTGTTACCAGCCCAGATGACTACAAGTTCATGGACCCGCCTCGTGGAACGGTTGGTCTTAGCGAAATGGTGATTGCACAGGTTGAGTCCAATGTCTCTAGATATTTTGGCCTTACTTCTGGCATGGCAGACCCCAAAGACCCTGCTCCGTATGCACAGATGCTCCAGCAGGTTGCTACCGATAACTTCCTTAACTCTGTTACGGACATTTACCGTCAGATGCTTCAGTTGAGCCTTCAGTACATGGCCCCCGAAGAAGTCGAACGAATCACGATGATTCCAATTGCCCAGAATATGTCGGACATTGCGAACATGTATGATTTCCAACTCAAATTCGACATTAGGAACATGTATGTCGATTTCGTCATGGAAAAGTTGACGGCTATTACCAACTCAGTGCTCCCCCTTGATACTGGTGGAGTTATTGACAAAAACAAGTTGGTGGCAAAGGCTCTTGAGGCTATTGCCCCCGATATGGCGAAGGAACTCATTATTGACCAGACCTCTGCCTCTCAGAAGATGTACCGTGATGTCCAGACCGACATTGCCCTTATGATTCTTGGCAACGAGCCGCAGTATGTCGAAAACGACCCCACGGCCCAGACCAAGATGCAGTATGTGCAGGAAATCATGCAAAAGAACCCTGTAGCCGCCCAGCAACAGCAGTCGAACCAGACCTTCCAGATGATTTTCCAGAATTATGTCAAAAACCTTCAAATGTCTATTATGCAACAGCAGAATAAGCAGATTGGTCGTATTGGCGTAACCCCTGTGGCTGATAAACTCCAGCAGGAAGCCCAAGGTATGGGTGGACCGCAGGGAGTTCAGCAGACTCAGCAGATGCAACCCCAAGCCCCCCTAAATGCTTAAGTATAACCAAGAAGCCTTTGGTTTTGAGGGCAAAAGCGATGTCTGGGACCAGTTTATGGTTATTCTTGACTTAAACATTAAAGCGGAGACCGAAGAGGCTATTTCTCTTGATGTAAACGGTGAAACCCGCATTTATGCCTGTGGTCGTGCTTCTGCCGTCAAAGACCTTAAGCGTCTTATGCTAGAAGAGCGAAAAGCGGCCCTTGATAAGAAGAATATAAATTGGACGAATGACGAAGAATTAAATTCGCTTTAATAGCCTTGACTCTTATTAAAGAGAAGGCACAGTAACCTTGTTTTCCTTGTTTTCTCAAAACATTGTAAAGTCAAAGCAGACTTGAGAGTGCTTACAAAATAATCTCATGAACCCAGAAGAATACGGTGAGGACGAAAACACCGAGTCGCAAGACGAACAAGTTGTCAATAAGGAAATCGGACCCTTAACACAGGAACGCCTTGCGGATATTCTCCGTAGGGATTTTGACTCCACCGAGCAAAGTCAAACGGACACCACCGAGTCCGATAGTAATCAAGTGGAAGACCAGACAAGGGACGGTGAGCCTAGTGCCACCGAAACGGAAGATGGCAACGAGGTTCATTCACAAGACGAAGATAATGAAGAGGACAGGGGTCTTTCTAGAGGTGTAAAGAAGCGTATTGATAAGTTGGTCTCCAAGCGTAGGGAAGCCGAAGCCGAGATTGCCAAACTCAAGACGGAACTTGAAACCGCTAGAAATCAGAAGCCAACATCTGAACCCGCTGTGTCAATCAAGGATAGTCCGTACTCTCATATTAACACTCCCGCAGAAATCGAGAACGAAGTTTCTCAGGCGAGGTCTGTTCGTAGATGGTGCGAAGAACATTCTGAAGGATACACGGTCACGGATGCCAGCGGTAATGACACCTACTATAGCCCAGAGGATGTAAAGCAAATCAAGTTAAACGCAATTGATGCACTTGAAGAGCACCTTCCGAAGCGGATGCAGTATGTCAAAGCCAAGGACAACTTTGAAAGCCTTGCCGAAAAAGAGTATGGTATTGTTTGGAAGAAGGATGTGGACACGAGAGAGAAGCAAATCGCTTATCAGTTCTTGAAAGCATTCCCAGAGATTACCAGATTCCCCGATTACAAGATGGTTATTGGTGACTACATTGCTGGTGTTAAAGCCAGAGAAGGTAAGTCCCCTAAGCAGATTGCAAAGGCTCCTCATAATCCCCGCTCCAGTGGGTCGGCTCCTATTAAATCCTCCAGTGCGAACAGACTGAAGGATGCCGAAAATCGCTACAAGGCCAATGGCTCTGGCGATGACCTTAAGGAAATCCTGCTCAAAAAGTTCCTATAACATTATGGCTATTCTAACCGAACCTAATATCACTTCTGGTAAGCGAGAAGACCTCGCTGACCTCATTGCTCTCGTTGATGCACGAGACACCCCCTTCACCTCGATGGCGAAGAAGGGTTCTAAACCCGGAAATACGCATTTCCGCTGGCAGGTTGACCAACTTCCTGCGACCAAGACTGGTGGCATCGTTGACGGTACTGATGTGGATGTCTCGACTGATGTTGAGAACTATGTCAAGGACACCGTTGGCGGTACGACCAAGCAGTACAGATACGAACTGTCGATGCATCCTCAGATGTTCCGCAGAACGGTCCGTGTGTCTCCGATGTCTCTCGACCTCACGAATATCGCTGGTGTTAAGGATGAACTTGCCAACAATGTTGCTAAGTCCATCAAGATGCTGAAGCGTGACATTGAAGTCACTCTCTGCGGCTCGCAGGGTGCACAGCAGGACAACGGCACGAATCCGTACCTTACTCGTGGTCTTGACAAGTGGCTTGCCGTTAAGGGTGCTACCTCTGCCAATATCGCTGGTGGTGGCGTTGGTGCTAATCCTACCGATTTCGGTACGGTTGCACAGGACACCTACTTTGCGGTTCCGTCTGACTTCCAGATGCCGAAGGAACAGTTCATCTACGGTACGGTTGGTAACGACCTTACTGAAGAAAAGATTCAGAACCTTCTCACTGGCCTGTATGAACAGACTGGCACGAGCAAGGAGTATGACGCTCTGATTGGTACTCGTTGTAAGCGTGGTTTCACTAACCTCGTCTTTACCTCTGGTTCCTCTGGCTCTGCTGAAACTCGCAGTTCTGTCCGTACCTTCAACCGTAACGCTGATGACTCCACCTACACGGCTACCGTGCAGGTCTTCGAAGGCGATTTCGGTCGAATCAAGTTGCACTCGTCTACTTGGCTGAAGAACAAGTTCGTTGGCTATGTCATTCCTTTCGACCAAGTGGAAGTTCGCTATGGTGGACAGGTTGCACAGGTCAGAGAACTGCCCGACTTCGGTGGCGGTCCTGCTCGTACGGTTGAAGCGGTTCTGGGTCTCGTTATCCATAACCCGCTCGCCTTCGGCAAACTCGACTTCACTGCCTAAGTGTCCGACCTAATCCAGTCATTGTCTGAAGTAATCCCCGAACACCTCCGAAAGGATGTGGAAAGGGAACTTCGGACTGGCTGGAAAAGGGAGGAGGTCGAAATGCGGCATCAAGCGAAACAAATTGGTGCTTTTTATCATGCTAACGATGCTAAGAACATCGAAGGACTGGGGAGGCTGGTGGGAGAAATACCCACCGCCTCTTACCATTACTGGGGTAAGAAAATCGGTTATGAATGCTGGACGGACAAGACATTCATGCGTGAGTTCTTCAGAGATAACCCAGAATGTGCGGTCAAAAATTACATCAAGAAGACTTGCGTTAACGGAGCCATCCTATCTGCTGATGGCTATATTATCAAATGAGAACCGTAGACTTTTCTAGAATCCTCTTTGATTCAATTCAACTTTGCGGCCTCGACAGAGACGAAATTAATGCCGCAACATTTTCCCAGATTCGTGACCTTGCAAACATGCGTCTGAAGACGGCTTGGGAGTACGATGTGTTTCCCCAAGTCATGAAGTTTAGTGAGATTACTGTCCTAAAGGACGCTAAAGAAACTCCTTACTTTGTCCTTCCTGCTGATTGCGGGGAGGTTATTGCTATCTGGTCGCTGAATCCTCTTAACACTACGAGGAACTCCCAGATTACTTATTTACTGAATGACGATAATGTTTACCTAACCAGCCCTAAAGAAGGCACTGTTTGGGTCGAGTATCGTAAGAAAGTGCCAGAACTGTTTGGTGATGCTTGGGACCAGCCTATTGAATTTAAGGTTGGCTCACAGACCTATTTTGATTCTGGCTCTCTCTCTGGCGTTTTTAAGCCAGCCAAGGGCAAGCCCTACAATGGCAACTTTTATAACTGTAAGGTAAACAATGTAAACAAGCCCTGTTCTCAACACACCGATGAATGGGAGATTGTTAAGATTCCTTACATCTTTGCCGCCTATATTAGCAGAGCGGTGTACGCTGACTATCTTCGTTCCGAGGGCCAGATTGATTCTGCACGAATTGCCGAATCTGAAGCCCAAGCGTTCCTTGGAGACGAAATCGATAAGATTGCTCGACAGCAGGGCCAAATTCGTAGAATCAATTTCATTAACCCATATTCCTAATGTCTAACATCAAATTTTCCTCTCCGTTTCTTAGGCAGTTTATCCACGATGATATCACCATTGGTGGTTCTTGGACCACTGCCCTTCCTGCCGCTATCGCTCCCCAGCGTAGAGTGGTGGTCGTAATTCAGAACAAGAGCGACACCACGGCCCTTTATGTGGCCCTCAATGAAACCTCTACTGAAGGTCTCCTTATCCCGATTAAGTCCAATGTGTCCCTTGACAACTATAACGGTATTGTCAGACTGAAGTCTGATGGTTCTGTGGTTGCTCATGTTGCCTACGCTACGGCTTAATGCTTAACAAAGCCTTCAGAAATAACGGTTTTGTCATTTCTGTTGGAAATGGCTTAGGGTCTGTTTTGTTTCCTTGCCCTCCTCCCGATATTTGGCTGAGAGACTACACTTCACAAGGTGGTGTTAATTGGTGGGGTTGCGGTAACTACGGATGGAATCAAACTTCTAGTGCTACATACGCTTACTACACTGACGGAAATTGCGGAGAGTATTCCCAACTTAATGGGACTTGGAGTCTTCCTTCTGGAAGCGTTCTTTACGACACTGGCTGTTGCCAAGTGATTTGGGATGGTAGCAATTACTATGTGAACGACAACTGCAATCCTTGCAGTCCTTCTGGTACGCCTACTGGAAATACTAGAGCAGTTAATATTAACGAAATTTATTGGGAAGGTTGCCAGACAACTGGATGGTTTAGCACTTCTTACGAAATTGAAACAGAGTACAATGACGGCAACTGCCAGACTTACTGGATGCCAACTGGCTCTTACACTGCCGACAATGGCACTCAGATTTATAGTTACAACGATTGCTGTTATGTTTACTACGATGCTTACAACTCTCCTTACTATACTGTAAGCGACAACTGTAGCCAGCCGCCTTGCCCAGACGCTGGTGCTACCTCTAACACTAGAATTGTAAACGAACAAACTCTTTCTTGGAGCGGCTGTTCAAATAGCGGAAATTACACTTACGCTTACACCGTTGAAAGAGAGTATGCTGACGGCATGTGCAATACCTACTGGAGTTTTGAAAGCAGTTGGACTGCCATGAACGGTGACATGATTTTCGACAATGGCTGTTGTACCGTTACCTATTCTGATTTTGGTTCTTACAATGTAAATGACAACTGCGGTGGTGGATGCACCTCTTCTGGTACGCCTACTGGCAATACTCAAAGTGCAAACCCTCAGACTCTTAACTGGTCTGGCTGTGGAGACTCTGGCTCGTTTACTTATTCCTATGAGACCTCTACTGAGTATCATGACGGAGCCTGTAGTACTTACTGGGTAAATGATGGCTCTTGGAATGCTGACAATGGAGCCATGATTTACGACAACGGTTGCTGTACGGTTACCTATAGCCAATACGGAAGTTACAGCGTAAACGACAATTGCGGTGACCCTCCTCCTCCAGACTACCCCCCTGCTGGCACTATTCTGTCTTCCTCCTCTTCTGATGAAACGCAGAATATCAGTTTTGACGGATTTGACATGAACGGTTCATTCCAGACCGCAAGCACCGACATTACCATTGGAACGAGTTTTAGCACCGAAATTGCAGACGGAGCGGGTGGCTCCATTTGGGAAAGTGGCACTAACTATATTTCGGATGGTACGCTTATGCTTACCCCCTATCTTGGCGGTATTCACATGCTTGACTGGACTGTTACGGATGGTGGAGGCTCTTATAATGGAAGCGTACAGGTCGGTCTTGATGTGCCGCTTTGGATTATGTCTGGCTCTGCGGCTACCCAGAACGGCACAACTTCCTTCCTTGACAAATTTAACGATGGCTACTTACTGTTTGAAACCAACGAATGGTTTAATGGAGATGCGAATGTAAAGACTCGTGTCGAATACCAAAACGGAGGCGGCTACATTACCACTACAATTACATTCTAATTATGCTTAACCAAAAGAAAGAATTCGATATCCCGAAGGGCTGGAACGCCCTATACAATCCTGTTGAAAAGAAGGTCTATGTCATGCGTGAATTTCCTCACGGTGGTAAGGCTAACTCTGTCCTTACCCTTATTAACAAGCCTACCAAGGAAGAACTGATTAAGTCGTTTACCGACCTTGGTCTCACTTGGACCGAACCTGCTGTCTAATATGAAATGGCAGATTCTTCTAACAGTGTCAGAAAAAAGCAAGGCGATTTTCAGTTTCTGTCTATCGACACTCGTAGCAACGGTACGGCTCTTAAAGAGGGTATGCTACAAGATGGCAGAAACATTCGTCTTGAACTACAGTCACTGGAAACAAGGAAAGGACTAAAGCAGTTCTTTTCGGACACAATCAAGAGCATCGTCCTCCCAACGGCTGGTGCTGAGATTATTGCGTCTGGCGTTAGGGTAAGAAAGGATGGCACTGAAGAGATGGTGCTTGTCCTTGAAGACGGCCTGTACCTGTACAACATGAATTCGGCCTCCCCGCTGAGTTCTAAGTACCTGTTCCCGACTGGGAGAAAGGCTGTTGCTGGAAAGACGCAGGTTCTACAGGCAGTCAATAATATCTATATTTTGCGGGGTGAATCTGAGTTCTTTAAGGAAGGAAACTCTACCCATGTAAACACTGGTGGCGGTGCATACGATATTGTGGTTACCACTAACCTAGGTCACCAGTTGGTCGTAGGAGACGAGGTAATCCTTGAGTCTCAGCACCCAGAAATGAGCGGAACTTTCATTGTAAAGACCGTCACCTCTAACAATGTGTTCAGAGTTACTAGCAATTTTAACTCTAACCATCTGGCAAGCCACCCCATCCTTGTCTGCAAAGGCAGACCTCCCCTTGTCTTTAATGGAACATCCGTTGCCGTAACCCGACAAGGCAGAATTGATGGAAGCATCAATGGCAACTCCCAGCACTGCGACTTCCCGCCTTCCTCAAACGGTATTTATTTCAAGAACCGACTGTATCTTAAGTACAGCCGAGATGAGATTGCGGTTTCTTACTATCTTCCGAACGATGACGGAGACTGGGAATTTGACCTTAGCATTCAAGCCTTTCAAATCAACACTGGTGATGACCAAGAGATTGTAGGCTTCTATCCGTGGAGCGGCAACAAGGTTCTAGTCCTTAAGACTAACAGCATCTACGAGGCCGTCATTTCTGACAATACCACATCTCCAGAGATTGTCCTCAAGGATACTACCATCAAGGCTCTGACTACCGACATGGGTTGCGTAGCCAAGCGTTCGATGGGTAATGTCTCTGGCTCCGTGTTCTTTCTGTCTGGCTCTGGTGTATTTGCTCTGGAGCCTCAGATTGATGTCCAACTGATTGCCAATACCTTCCCGCTTTCCAAGAACATCCAGAAGTATGTTGACCTTATTGATGTAAACAACTCTTACAAGGCGGTAGGCCAAATCTTTGCTGGAAGATACTACCTGTCTGTTCCGATTGTCCTTGATGGCGTAAGCAGAATTAGCGTATTCGTTTATAATCTTAACAATAAGAGTTGGGAGTCCGTAGATACTTACCCTATTGGCTTCCACATTGACAATATTTTGGTAGCCAGATTTGGTAGCCAAAAGAAACTGTTCTTCCTTGACAACAAGAATGGTCTATTCCTTGCAGAAGAACTCGATGTTGACCAGTTTGGTAAGACCAGCGGAGCCAAGAAACTGCCTCAGTGGGTAACTTTTTACCTTAACGAGTACGAATTTGACTTTTCCAATATTCAAATGTACGCCAAAACCAGACAAATGGACTTTGGTACGCTTCAGCAGAAACGCTTTGTTTCCTGCGAATTCTACGCTAATTATGGCCTAGACGGTGCAATTAAGGTTACCGCAAACACCATTAACCCAGACACCACATACTTGGCTGATATCTCTACGGCCTCTAATGGAGAGGAACTTACGAGAGCGTTTCCGATTCGAAAAAAAGGAACTGCTATTGAATATGAATTGACTTCTCTTCAAGGAAGACCAAGTGTTTACTCCATCGTTACCGAGGCTACAGCCGAAGGTAGAGACCTAAGAAGCGAAAAATAATTATGGCACAAATTTCTAGCGGCTGGACATACGAACCAAGTGGTGTTAAATCTGAAGTTACGGCTGAAAACCTTAACGCACATGTCAATAATGCCCAACTTTTGGCTGGGGCTATTGATGAGCAGGACACTAACTCGATTACTGCCGACACCGACAGAATCATCATTACTAAGGGTGGAGACATTTTCCAGCAAACTAAGGGCCAGTTTACTAAGACTATCAATGCAACTGACATTGTAACTAATACCCTCGATGCAAACTCTATTACGACTGATACGCTCAGTGTCTCTGGAAAGCCCATTAATGGAGATAGTCTTACTCCTGTCGGTAGCGTTCTTGCTTACATTGCTATCAGCCCTCCTATTGGTTGGGTTATTTGCGATGGTCAGTCTCTGAATGCCATAACCAACACTCAGTACGAAACGCTTTGGACCCTTATTGGTCTTACTTTTGGTGGCACTGGCAAGGCTGACTTTAAGGTTCCCGACCTGCGTGGTGAGTTCATCCGAGGCTGGGCTAATGGAAAAACTGAAGGTACTCCTGCTGTGGCTGTTGATGGTGGTCGTGTGTTTGCCTCTAAACAGGACATGCAACTCCAGAGCCACAAGCATACTACCCCTAATTCTGACTGCCGCAACTATGGGTCTAATGGCTATGGCACTGACTACCTCAATTACTGGTGCGACTCTGAGTGGTATGGATTAGGTTCTGCCCCTCTTTCTGGTGATGGTACTCATCCCGAAAACACTACTGCCAAAATTGGCACTGAAACCCGCCCCAGAAATGTGGCCCTAAACTACATTATCAAATTCTAACATGAGACTCTTTTACTAACATGGGACTAGGTTCACTAGTTGCTGGATTTGCATCCAGACCGAAGGATATGCCCCTTCCGAAGACCTATGGAGAAGTAGGAAATCAGAACATCGACATGCAGGAGGGCTGGCAACAGAACTACCTTGATGCCGAATCTAAGTGGAGACCGCAATGGCAGGGACTCAATGAGTCTACTCTAGGCGGTCAGTTGTTTGGAGGCAATGGAAATGCTGGTTATCTTGGAATGCTCCAGCAGACTAAGAACCAGAGCATGGGAATGCAGGAAGATTTTGGCGGTGCTCAGTTGGGTATGATGCAGAGATTGCAGGGCAACGCTCGCAATGCGTACATGACTCCGCTTATGCAAGCCACGCAGGGCCAGATGTACAATCAAGGCATGCAGTACGCTTCTGGTCAACTGAGTGCTGGAGACCGATTCATGGCTACTCAGAATGCTAATCGTCAGATTGGCTTGCAGGGTCTTAGCGGAAGACAGGCTGTTGGTGCTAATGTCCTTGGCAACTACGGTATGTCGCAGGACAGAATGATGATGGGCCAGAAGATGCTCCAGAATGTTTACAACAACGAGGCTGGTGCGGCTGACAATATTGCTGGTCTTACCCTTAGCGGTCAGAAACAGATGGGATACTCTGCTGGTCTTTATGGTGACGCTGGCAAGGCTCTTGGTCAGTATAATACTGGCATCTTTAACCCCGAATCTGAGCGTGGATTCTCGCAGGATGCGGCTCGTTACAAGGCTGATATTTCTAATAGACTGGCTCAACAGCAGTGGAAGGCTGGCATGTGGAAGGAAGCGGGTGGTATGATTGATGATGGCATTAGTTATGCCAGCGGAGGATTCGCCTAATGGCTGAATCATACATTGACCCTAATCTGCTTGCTTGGCAGAAGTCTAATGTCTCTCAGTCTCTTGAGGGACCAGAGGCTTTTGGTAAAGAGCGTGCAGAACAGCGTAAGCAATACGAAGTATTGAAGCAACAGCGTGAGCAGTTGATTGGTGCGGCTGAAGGGATTCAAGAAAAGTTTGGTGTCAAGGGTGATGCGGCTCCGTCTTACATCCATAAGTTTTTAAAGAAGTCTGAGTCCAGTGGTGGCATCAGCAACCTATCTACGCAGGACATTGGGAAGTTCCTAATGACCCATGAGACCATCCAGAAGCAAACCGAGCAGGAAACTAAGATTGAACTGCAACAGGCACAGGCACAGGGACTCCGTGCACAGGCACAGGCAACCGTTCAAAAGGCGGCTGAAGATAAGATTAAGTTTGACGCAGAACAGAAACTTAAAGCGTTTCTTGATGAAGTTAATAGTGCTGACATTGGCAAGCCCACTGAAAGCGTTGAAGTTCCTCGTGGCGTTGGCGTAAAGAATCTTAAGGTTGGAGACAGAGATGCTACCGACCAAGAAAAGTATGTGATGGGCGTAGACCAGAACACTGGTGAAGTCATTGACAAGGATAAGTTTGAATATGCGGCTAAACTGACTGGGGCCAAACTTGCTGAATTGCTTGGAATTTCGAGTACCCCAGAACAGATTACCCAGACTGACGCTGAACTTGCTAGGTCTAGACGATTCTTTAGAGACTCTCTTGGTATCAGCCCAGAAGAAGCGTTTGATGCTGGTGGTGAAAGACCGAAAGGCGTAGACGGAAAGCCGAGTCTTGCAGACAGAGGTTCTAATGGTCTCAAACTGTTTGAGGCAATTCAAAAAGGTGGCACTGGTGGTGTGTTTAAGAAGGCTTTCCCGAATGGAGTTCCGCAGGAATACAATGGTGTCCCTCTTGCTAAGGGCTGGTCTTGGACTGGAAGAAGAACTAATTCACTAAACGATAGACAAATTGATGCACTACAGGACTTCTTTAAGGAAGGTCTTGTTAGGGCTGGTCAGACCGAACTGGCTACGCTTGGTCATCACACTCAAGCCGTTGCCAAGGCAGACAAAGCGGCTGGAGACATTGCTCTTTCGTTTGAGAAGGCTGGTTTGTTTGAAACTGTTCAGCAGGAAATCAGAGATGGTAGCACTCTTGCCAGCATGCGTTACCAGAAGGCGGCGGCTCGATTCAAGGCACAAGGTTTAACTATCCCAGTCCCAGAGTCTGCGTATTTGATGAGTGCTGTTCCTCAGACCGTTAAGAACATCCCAGAGTTTGGAACTGACGGAAGACCTACTGGAAAGTACACTACAATGATTAACATTGGCACTGCGGCTGAACCGAAGTGGCATGACGCTACCCAGAAGAAAAATACCGCTATTTCAGAAAACGAGCAGACGCTTGCTCAAACCATTGCTACTAACAAACTACAGGCTAGAACTGTCAAGGGTCAGTTCGGTAAATTGATGGTTGATGGCGTTGTAACCCAAGAGCCTTCAGATAAGACCGTTGAAGAACTTTGGGCCTCGCTTGCACCAGTTCAGTCTTTCTCTGATAACATCGATGCACTCATTGATATTCACAGAAACTTTGGCCCCCTCGATAAGATGGGCCTTAACATGAACGCAAGACTTCAGTATAATGTTATTGCCACCCTCACACAGGCGGTCAATCGTGCGTTACTCGTTGGTCCTGGGGTAGTTACGAAAGAAGACCAAGAAAAACTTAACGAACTCACGCAGAATCCCGATAGATTCTTGAGTTGGTTCTCTAAGGAAGCAAACATTGCGGCCCTTGAAAGACTTAAGACTATCATGGTTGACCAAGCCGAAGTTAAGATGCGAGTGGCTGGCGTTAGAAGAGCAGACGGCTCGCAGGGTTGGGCTTCTGTTGATTCAGCCGCAAGAGGTATCGGTGCTAAGGCTGTTGAACTCATGAGAGCAAGGGCTGGCGGTGCTACTCTTACTCCAGAACAAGAGAAAATCCTTGCCGATTCCGAAGCCGCAACTAAGACTAAGTAATCAATGGCTAACCAATTACACTTTTCTGACTCTACCAATGCGGAGAGGATTCAGAATGACTTTAAGTTTCTTGATGCACTTCAGAAGCCAGTTGCTACGACTAACGAGGCTCCCCTTAACCAAGTAGAGGAAGATGATAAGATTGGTGAGCGTGAGGCTTACATGATTGGTAACTACGGAGGCCAAGGATATGTTGCGTCTCCACAGAATTACCCTAAGTACCTTGAGTGGAGAAAGAAGAACCAGCAGGGTGCTTTTGCTACGATTACTGATGCGATTGGGCATGCCGCTGGTACTATGCTTGGTGGTGCTTGGGACATGGTTAAAACTGGAGACATTGCCAAGCCTCATACGCTGGCTGGCACTACCATTGAGGCGGCTTATACTGGCACTCAGTACTTCCTTAACATGCTTGATGTTGTCAAGTATGACCCTGCAAGCCCTATTCATAGAGCACTGTTTACCACTGGAACCCCAGAAGAGCAGTATCAAGACTACCTTAAACTCTCACAGTTCAATCGTGAAATGGCTACGGTTGCCGCAGAGGGTAGATTTATCCCTCGTGAGTTTGATGTCGGTGGCGTTAAGTTGAAGGGTTTTAATAAGGCTGGCGTTGCTGGCGGTAGCATGGTCCTTGACCCTACCGTCATTTTCCCTCCGATGAAGATTGGCGGTGCTGTTGCCAGAGCACTTGGCAAGACCGCTATCGCTATTGAGTTGGGCGAACACCTAGGAAACGCAATGGCTAAGGGTTCAATCCAAGCCGAAAAGATGGCTCTCTCTCTTGAGAAGGGTGCGGCTAAGACCGCTGGAGTCGGTGAGGGTGTTTATAACTATGTCGGTAACAAGATTGAAAACCTTTTTGGCATTGAAAACATCACGACTTCTAACGGAAAGATTGTACCCAAGGAACAGATTCTAAGAACGGCACAGGGTGCGTTGTTTGGCACTGCCCTTCTTCACATGCCTTATGTTGCACCTGCGGCTGGCCTTTGGGCTACTGCAAAGGTTACTGAGGTTGGTGCTAGAACCATGGCTGAAGCCATTTCTCACGCAAGAACTCCTCATTATCTTAGCATCTCTGAACGGCTTGCCTATCAGTCCTCTGATGCTGGAGTTAGAACGATTGGCAAGATGGCGAACTTCTCCAGCGGGTTTACCGATTATCTTGGTCGAATGGCTCAAGCGTCTTTCCACGGCTCTATTTATGGTGCTGGATTTGGTTACGCCCTTGGTGGCGAAGAGGGCTTGTATCATGGTATTGGTACTGGTATCGGCCTTGGTGGCTCCATGCATATGCTTGGGTCTGTTTACGGTATCTATGGAAACAGAAGCAAGAAGCAGATTGATAATGTGATGAAGCACTTCGCTTATGTCGCAGAAGGATTTGATGCTCCCAAGAAGGAAGGCGTTGAAGTTTTGCTTAAGAATGTAAAGGAACAGCACGGAGACGAGGCCATGTATAAGGTGATGGCTGGCATTGCCGCCACTGAAAGACTACAGAAGAACGGTACTCACCTCATCCTTACTACTGATAAGATTCGTGACCTGCTTGGTGATGCCGATTGGCAGGAGTACCAGAAGGAACTTAGCAATCCGCAGTTTGGTGGCTACACTACCAGACGAAAGGACGGAAGAGTATTTACTATTATCAACGCAGACCATGCGGCTCCGTCCGCTATCTCTGGCGAACTGTTCCACAATGCACTCCTTAATGACAGATACGGCTCCCTTCTTAGAGAGCATGTTACCAAGGGTCTGCTTGGAACCGAAGACCATGACGGCTTCCTCTGGAAGATGCCGCAAGAAAAGCGAGTTGCCCTTCTTGAAAAGTTTAGAGATGCGTACATGGAGTTGGACGATACCTCGCCTAACGATGGAGCACAGC